TCAATTATCACATGCCAAAGATCGGCAATTAAATCGTCTTTCATTCTACGCTCTCCGTTTCAGGTTCAACTGTATTATTAGTTATCTCTGATTGAAGAATTTCGCCATGATTTGAAATGTCATTGATAATTTTATCTAGACTACCTTCCTCATTACGTTCCCACGCTTTACGGAATTGTTTAATAACTTCACCAGTAGAATGTACTGTATAAACAAGACTGTTACCTTCTTTCTTGAGCATACCTTTGGCTTCAAACAGATCAGTACAACCACTGTAAGGATTCATACCTGTTTCGTAAGGAATCTTAACCTGTACACTTTCAAACGGTTTAGAATAGCGTGTTTTCATAACTTTACAGGCAGCACGAATACCTTTTACCTCACTGATCTTGTTACCATCTTCATCTTCTTTAAGTTTGAGTTTACGCATAGCAACAACAATAGAGCTGGCATAGATAAATCCTTGCCCACCACTAATCTTATCATCTGGATCAAACATATCTTGACTTGCGTATGTGTGATTGGTACATACCATACCAATGTTATATGCTCCAAACATGTTAACGCAGTTACGAACAAGTGCTGTTAGTGCCTTGGGCTTACGACCCATGTCACCTTTCATATCACCTGCTTGGAACTGATTAACGTCAGTTGGCGTTAACAGCATACCTAAGCTGTCAACAATAAACAATACTTTTGGACGATCTGTTTCATCCATTGTTTTGTATTCTGCAATGAATTCAACAATGGTTTTTGCCACATCGTCAATCATTGCCATGTTAAGTTTTAATAACTTGTCTGGACTTGTATCAACTCCCAATGCTTCTAACCATTTTTCGTCAAGTGCATTTTCTGTATCAATTAAGATAGGATAAATGCCTTGTGCTTGTGCGTTCTTAACTAGGTTGCCTGAACAAATAAACGATTTGCCTGCACCAGATTCGCCGGCGAATACTGTTACCTTGCCAAGTGGAATACCTTTATTAAAATCACCACTAATTAGATAGTTTAGAGCATAGTTGCCTGTGCTCACCCAATCAGTAGGATCATTGAAGCCAATACTAAGCCCTTCGATCGATTTAGTAATTGACTTTCTAAATTTAGAAATATCAAATGCTTTAGTCATAGTTGTACCTTTAGAATAGAGTGCGAGTTTCCTCGCACCCTTGTCTCATTATTATTATTTTTGACGATTGCGAATCATAGCAAGAATGTCTTGCGCTTTACTTGCGCCATCTGCACTTGCTGCCGCCGCTGGTGCTGCTTGTGTAGCAGGAGCCGCCGCTGGTTCACTATCAAAGTCATCACTAGCCGCAGGCGCTATTGCTACTGCTGCCACTGCTGCTGGTCTGTTTGGATCACCAGTTTGTTGGCTTAATCCTGCTGGACGGAAATATTGACTCCAACGATCTGGATCATACGGTTCGCCGTCAACTGATGCTTCAAACATTTCTTTGATAACCTTTAATTCAACATCTGTTGGTTTCTTAGGAAGAAAGTCTGACAAATTGTACAAACCATTAGTTGCAAGTGCCGCTTGTTCAGTGTCGCTCATAGCACGTTCACGACGTGACCATTTACTTGTTGAATAATCAGCAAAGCCACCTTTTGATGTTTTGGCAATACGGAAGTCTAAACCACGCAATGTATCTGTTGGGCTTTCTTCTAATTCTGGATCCATCAATGCTGAACGGATAATTTGATAGATTTGAGGTCCGATAATAAAACGTCTAATTGGATTTTCTGGAGTTTCTTTTTCACCCAGTGGATCTTCTACTACAAAGCCTTGGAAAATATAACTTCTTTTCTTCCAATACTTACGACCCATTTCTTCTAAATTCTTGTCTTTAAACCATCCACGTACTTCTGATAAAATTGGACATACTGAACCATCATTGTACATCTCAACACAAGGTACTTGAACTTGAACTTGTCTTGAATCTGTTTCACCTTTGATACCAGCAAATGGTAGTTTGATCATTGCACGTTCTACCCAAAAGAATGTATTGTTTGCATTGCCATCTGGTAAGAAACGTACTACAGCTTCTTTGCCTTCCTGCATGTTCCAATGTGGGTAAATTGCGTTGTCTCCACCGCCAGTAGATTGTCCTGTGGATTTTGATTGTGCTTCTTGAAGTTTTGCACGAATTTCTGCTAAAGTTGCCATTGTAAGCCTCCTAATAATTAGCCTTTAATAATAAAATATGCCTTTTACGCATAGTATTAAGTATGCGCTTTTTATTTATCATTGTCAATGATATTTTAAAAATAAATTTAGCCAAAACAAAACCCGCCGTAGCGGGTTCTTCACTTCTTTAACCGTAGAATATTAAAGGCCTGATAATTCTTTGATTCTTAGTAGTTCTTGTAATTCTGGATTTTGTTCTGTTGATTGTTGTGGAGCTAATCTTTCTACCATTTTACGTGCTACCATTTCAGCATCTTCACCAAATTTCTTGCCGACCATTAGTGCTATGCCTTCTGGTCCTTTAGGGAATGTACCAGATTCTTTATCATAAAATGATATAATAAATTCAGCTAATTCTTTAATAGGAACATTTTTAGCCATTGCTGCTGTTTTTCGTTGAGCAACATCACTAGAGTGTGTTACTTTACCACGCGGATCTTTACCTTGTGACTTTTCCCAATCACCTTCGTGTGACCAAGATTTAACTTTGCCTTCTGCATCTTTTTCTACTGTGTCTGTTGCCTCATCGGTTTCTCCACGAGCTTTAGCTACCTTCTCTGGATGGCTTAGATTTTTTGTTCTTTCTTTTTCAAGATCGTCATGTGATACTTTCCAATCTGAATCTCCAGATGCTTTGCGTTTGTATGCAGGAATCTCACTCTTGTCATCAAATGCTTCTGCTGGTTCTTCAACATAATCACCAAAGTCTAAATTTTCTAAAGTTTCGGGAGCATTATTTTCAACCCATGCTTTAACCATTGCACGTGCATCTGTGTTTGGGTCTTGTTTAGCTTGTGCCTTGATGGTTTGTTCTAGTTGAGGGTCTTCTATGATACCCTTAAGACTTTCTATCGCATTGGAGCCATCTACCCCAGCTGGAAAATGTTGGCCTACTAATTCTTGTAATTGCTTTACTGCGGCCTGCTGTTCTTCTGGATCTGAGCTTTCAATAGAACTAACTTCGCCTAAATTCATAGCCCATTCTTCAAATGCTGAGAATGGATCACTAGAAGTATCTAACTCTACATCTTCATTTGCCAATTCTTCGGAAGTATCTGCTGTCATAGCAACGATATCATCATAGTTGATGGTGTCAGATTCTTTCATCAATCTATAGAGAACTGGGAACACGCTTGCGATGTCTTCTTTAAAGTTTTTAACTGTAAATTTTTCTTTAAACTCTTCTACTACGTCTTGCGGAACTTCGCCTGAATCAAAAGCCTGGAATGATTCTCTATAATTTTCGTAATGACTTTGTTTTGATAATGCTTTAATTGTTTCACGTAAGCTATCTAATTGTTGTGTAGAACGTGCAACGATATTATTTGTGTCGGAATTCATAAGATCATTGCGAACAACATAATTGCCAAAGCTCTTGAGTTGAGCAATTTCTTCGCTCATACGGATAATTGATTCTCCGATCTGATCGTAAGGTTTACCGCCATTAGCCACGTGACGTTGCATAGCACGAGCACCAGCTAAATGAATGAATGGGTATTTAAATCTTTCTCCGTCTGCATTTTCGATAAACAATCCCGAAATGTTACGACTTCTAGCACCAGGAGCAGCATCATCCATAACTGCTTGACTATGTTTAATAATCATTCTAGTGTTTTCTAATTTTTGATAGCTTACGGTTTTTGTACCGTACATCGCGCTTTCACTCATAATACTTTCTCCGACGGGGGTTTGTACTGCTGTGTTCGTTGTTGGTTTTGGCTGTGAATATTGACTTAGGAAAGCATAATCTCTCTTGTCTAGATTATCTTTAGCGATATCTCTAGTGTCAAAATTCAATAATCTACGTTTGGCAAACATACGTAATTCTTTTAAAAATCCATACCAATTATTCTTTTGACTATCATCCATTGACTCTGTAATACCGTGGCTAAAGTAAACTTTCATACTGTTATGTTCTGCTAGACTAATACTAACATGCCCAATTGGTTGTTCACCCTCCATATAGTCAAAATCAAAGAAGCGAGCTTCTTCGGGATTAATGGTGATTTCGCCAGTTTCTGCGCCTAATTTAAGGCCAGAAAATCTGCTACGTATCTTGTAGAATAAATCTGTTGCTATATTGTTTCTTTCGTCCATAAGTATATTTATCAAAACCCTGTACTGATGAAGATAGGCATAGGCATCTGATCTTCGGTTATTTTTTCTGTCATTTTTTCATAGATCTTAGGATCCCAATCTGCTAACACATCTGCCATGCGTATGATCAATAGCGTTGCACTTACTAAGTCGTCGTGTTCACCTGTTTTTGCACCAAAACCTACTCCGTGCGCAACAAACGTTTTGAGCTCTGACATCAACGGTTTACTGCTAATTTTCATCTTTTGCGTTTCTAAGAGATTTTTTAATTGGCTACATGTTGTGATTTTACTACGATGTGTTGTATTAAATCCTTTACGGAACTTGCGAATATGACCTCTTCTAATAGGCTCACTTAAGAATAATCCGTGAAAATTCTCCTCGCCAATATCACTAATAACTATCAGTGCTGCCTCACCTAATGTGTTATTTTCAACACTGTAGTAAATCTGAGGAGCTCCGCCTTTTTCTTGGCCGCGATCGTTAATATATTTGCAAATTTCACGTAATACTTTAACTTGACTTTGTATTGGAGTTAGATTATGATGCCATTCTGCAACTTGATCCATACTAGGCATTTCATATACTTGAATAGCACCATAGTCACCACCAGTACCTAAGCTAGGGTCAAGTGCTACCAGATATGTGCATCTAGGATCGATGTCTTTATACCAACGTGTTTGCCCCATGGACATGATAGGGTCAACCCCTCCCATTTCAGCAAGACGAACAGAATTGATTAATGTTTCATCGAAGATTAAGAATTCGCAATCAAACTCACGACGGAATCTTTCTTCACCAATCTTACTGCGCTCTACCTGTGCCCATTTCTCGTCACGATCTGGATGTTCGTTCCAATGAGCGAAATATGGGAAGAATCCATTTACGCCTTCCTCTTGTTCGTTACCAAATTCGTCAAAGCGTTTGTTAGCCTCAGTCCAGATCATTGCAAACTGATCTTCATCGCTATTTGGTGTTGATGTAATAATACATTTACCGCCGGTTGATAGTGTTGGACTCAATGCAGTCCAAAACTCTTTGGCTTTCTCTGGTGGCTGCACGAATGCGAACTCATCACAGTAGATCAATGAAAGAGATTTACCACGACCTGTATTTTCTGTTGTAGTGGTTGCTTGTATACGAGATCCGTTATCATATTCTATACTGTTTCTATTATATGTATAAACTCCTGCACGGATAAAGTCGGGAATGTTTTCGTACCCAAAACGGTAACGATTCATAATGTCCTGCGCACCTTCGTATTTGTGAGCAGCGATTAGTACCTGCGATTCTGGCACAAACATAGTATACCAAAGCAAATAGCCTGTAGCACAGGTAGTCTTGCCCATCTGGCGTGGCAACATAGCTACTGTTTGTTTGTGATCGTGATACGCTAATAATAATCTTTCTTGGTATTCGTACGGTTCAAACTTAATTGCTCCGCGAACAGGATGTTGTATCTTTAAGAAGTTTTTACAGAAGTATAATGGACCTGTAACCGGGTCCATACAGGCTTCTAGATGCTTGATCTCCTCAAGTGTGTATTTTTGAGGTTGATGAGCTTTTTTAATTAAATTACCGTCGAGACTTTTTGCCATACTGTTATTTACTGAAAAAAATAGGCTCCGGAGAGCCTATTTGGATTTGTAATTCTATTATGTTGTTGGCAAAGTAGTACCGTCAATATTGGTAACTGTGACATCTGTATGGGCTACTTTTGGTGTAACAGGAGCTTTCACTGTCAACACTTCTTGTGTTTCAGCGTCTGAAAAGCCGTCATACACTCTGTAACTTCTTTTGAATATGTCACCGGAGCCTACCGCTGTGCTAACATTGGTCACATAATCTTGATAGCCTTTGGTAATACCGCGCACTACTAATTCTTCAATAGCCAACGCAGTTGTGCTGCAAGTAGTAGCACTGCCTAGTGTTTCGTGATCTGAATTTTTAGCAACACCACCTGTGGTTCTGCCTTCTTTTATGAGGAAATTCTGTACAGCTCCCAACACAAATGCATCTCTATCATATTGGACTGTGAATTTAAGATTGGTTGTTACATCATCGGCGACGTCTAATACACTTGCGTCTGATTCTAGTTCTTCTATATCTAAGATTCTAAAATCTCCTCCTATGCCTAGTGCTTCTATAATACCTTGCCAGCGTAGATTGCCTCTGGCTCTGCGTTGACCGTTAGCCAGCGTAGTAGGCAATGTAGAGAACGCATTAGAATCTCTGGTTTCTACACTGCCTGCATCTTCATCAGCTGCTGTGCTGGAATAACTTGATGTAAGATCAATTACCACACGATATAAACCGGGGGTTAGTTGATTTTCGTTTTGTTGAAATCCTGATGACATTATTTCGCTCCTTTAGCTTCTGCCAAACGCTGCATGAGTTCTGCACGTATGCCAGCACGTAGTTGTTCTTTGCTTTCGTATGCTCCAGCCGCCATAGGATTATCTCCACGATAAGGCTTACCGCTGAAGCTTTTCTTAGACTTGTTTAAATCGTTACCGTCTGGGATAGCAGCGTTTATTCCTGCATATTCTGATTCTGAACCGTTTAGTGAATTACCAAATGCTTCGTCTTTTTCTTTCTTTTCAGCATCGTGGTCATCCATGTCGTGATCGCCGTCGTCATCTTTGTCTAATGCTTTGACCATGGCGTGATCTTTGTCGTGGTCTGGTGGTAGATCCATTTCTCCGCTTGGCCTGTCATCGTTGTCATTGTCCATGTCTGGCAACATCTTCAGTGGAGGTAGTCCGCCCATTGGCTTGTCCATAGGCTCGATGCTGATAGAGCTCATTGGTGCTGGTTGGTTAATCATGTCTGGATTAACTTTGGTCATCAGCTTCATTAGTTCTTCGATGTTATCCATGCCTTGTGCGTTGAGATTTAAACTCATGCTTGGTGGCGGAGTGTCTGGTTTCTCTGGCATTG